TAGTCGGTGCCAGAGGTTGCGGCGCTGATTGCCGTGCCATTTCCCTTTAGTACCCCGGTAATGGTTGTGCTTACCGTAATTGCCGGTGTGGTTGTTGCGGTGGCTACCGTGCCAGCAAACCCATTTGCTGTCGTGACAGACACACTTTGTACTGTGCCGGGAACTGCCGCGGTTGAGGCTATTAGCGTAACTACACCGGAACTGTTTTTAAAGTACAGCTTACCGTCGTTGGTGTTAATTGCCAATTCACCAGCCGCTAAATTGGCGGCTAGTGGCACCGCCAAAGCAGTTGAGGTGCTGTATAATCTGATCGGTGTAAATCCGGAGGCTGCCATATTTATTCCTTGTAGAATGACATATTCTTAATTAATCGTTCGTTGGTCGGGTCAAGCTCTATTGCCAGTTCCCCGTACTTAATTGAGTCTTCTTTAAAACCAAGACGGTGGGCTGCAATTGCAGCAAAGTCATATATTAATGGACCCCACGCCTCTGGGTTAGACGCGTGCTGCGCTGCATTTGTGGTAATCTCTATGCCGTTCTTTGCCGCTGCGTAAGACTCCGCCCAAATTTGTTTTTGGTAGCAGGCCTGCGCTAAGTGGTACCAGTTCTCTCTTAGCCGTGGCTCCTCCGCGCACGCGAGCCTGAACCAGTATAAATAATCTTGGTCTAGTTTGTAGTACGCGTCGCCAATCATGCGCATCACGTGACTTCTTTCTAGTGACCACGTTGCGGTTGGTAGGGCAAGGTAACGTTTTAATTCGTCAATTGCCTTTTGCCATTCCGCTCGGTAGGTGTGCTCGCGGCCTAAATAATACGAACTACGGTGGCAGCTTGGGTCTTCTTTAATTGCCATCTCAAGCAGGTCTATGTATGACCCACGAGATTTTGTGTTGTCCGGCAGGTGCTTCATTAAGACGTGTGGTGTGTGGCCACAGTCATCTTTACTACGAATATCTGGCGTTATGTACTCGTGGCATGGATACTTCCAATAGTACCCATTTCGGTTGTGTACCCTGGATGGGTAAAAGAACTGGTGTTTACCGAAGTCAAACCCAATGTTTAGCCGGGTTATACCTTCACTCCAGGCCTGCTCAATTGTATCGCGCCAGCCTGGTAGTAAGATTTCATCTAAGTCCATTGAGACGCAGACGTCAATGTCGGCGGGCACTAGGGCCAACGCGGCGTTTCTCGCCACATCAAATCGCCAGGGAATAACGCAGATCTGGTGCACCGTTGCGCCGCATTCTTTGGCTACTTGGACGGTGTTATCTGTTGATCCTGTGTCCGATATGATGATGGCGTCTGCCAACGCGGCGGACTCACAGAATCGTTTTACGTGTGCCTCTTCATTTTTTGCAATAGCATATACGGCTATTTTCATAGTAATTCCAAATTATTTTATTACTTATACTAATGCAAAAAACTAAGGGTTTTAGCCCTTATTTTTATGGTTGGGTTGGAAACACAACTGACCAGGGGAAGCCAGCCTGCGATGGTACATCTCGTAGTGCCTGGCAGTAGTCTTTCCACGCCTGCGAGGGGGTCATGTCACTTCTAAACCGCCAATCGGTTTTAGCTAGTTCAGCGTCACGGGTTAGGCGTACAAATCGTGCCTTGTTTGTGGTTTGTTCGTTTTGCTCTGCTTGAGTTAAAGTTTGAATTGACCAGCCTAAGGTCCAGACACCGTTAATCAAAGTAGGCGCAGCGTTTTGAATAATTTTTTGGGTTTGTTCATTAAATGTGGGTGGCTCTATCTGCGTCACACGCACCAACTCATTACCATCTAAATTATCATCCGTGCCGGCGTACATGGTAAACAGATCGGTTTGATCAAACTTAGTGTAAGGATTTTTTTTAGTTAAGGTGTCGTAGTCATAAGGAAATGTAACTACTACCCCATTTTTTATTTCTGCAAACATACTTTTTTTCCAATAGTAATTGTTGAGGTTTCTTTGTCTACTGTGACAACACCTTCACAGCACATACTAAAATCTTCGCCTGTCTTTGCTCCCCATGACGGGACGTCAATGCGCACGTTTTTAACTACGTACTCCTTGTTGTTGTCAAACACTCGCCAGGCGTGGTCCATTGACCCTCGCCCTGGCTGACCACGAGTTTTGTTGTATCGCACGTAAATCATACAATTTCTACTTCAGGCGCTTGGGTGTCTTCGACGTACACATTAAAGTGAATAAACTGAAAGGGTTTATCCGACTCGTGTCTGGTAAATCCATGCGGTAGCCAGGAGTTAAACAACATTAAATCGCCAGCCTCTACTTTAAACATAACTTGATCAGACGCAAAGGTTACCTCGTCTAGGTTAGACTGCCTCATTGATATTTGTTTTTTACCTGGCCTAGGGTCAAACACAATTGGCACGCTACCATTTTCTGGTACATTAACAAAATAAAACCCGGTAATCTGTGCGCCGTTGCCGTGTATGTGTTCTACGTGCTGCCCATAACGTAAAAACTCTTGGCCCCACATCTCGGCAACCCAAGTCTGTTTGTTAGCCATATCATAGCCTTGATCTACCATCATATCAAAACTAGTTGTTGCGATCGTAGTAAACAAATCAGCAAGTCGGTCGTCAAACATTGGCTCGCTTTGGCAAACATTCCACTGGTTTGGTTTTACTTGGGCTATATATTCAGGCAGCACCACCTTGGTGACTTCTAAATGTTCTGGTTGGGAAACCTTTAAAACAGCCGACGGAAAAAGTAACTCAACCACTAATGAGAGCCTTGTTGTTAGTTAGTAAACTCATCTTGTCTTTATCCACACTAATTTTTTGCAAGACGTTTGTTATATACGGCACAAGATTAGACTCAAAGTCGGGGTGGTTTCGCATGGCGTTAAGTTGGTCTTCAGGAATAGTGCCAATGCTTAACAAATAATTTTCTGTTCGCCGTCTAAACTCCAGTAACCACTCCTCTTGTTGCGCTGCCTGTGCCGCCTCTAAAACAGGGAGGTTGGCATATTTTCTTTGTGGCTCTAGCTCCGCCATGATGGACATAATAGTTGCAAGCTCTTGCTCTGCGCCAAGTAGTCCCATTTCTAGTAAACCCTCGCCGCTTTTCCACTCAATTAGGTCTGCCTGGGCGTTGAGTTGTGTAACCGGGTCCGTGGATTCTAGTCTTTGCTCAATCTCTATAAGTTTGGCCTTGCGCCTTAGTAGTTGAGCTTTTGCGCTTTCTAATTTTACTTTTACATCTATTTTTTGTTCGTACATTATACACCAGGCAATGTCTGCCGTGTGGCAACTGTTGGCTATAAAGTAGCGCAGTTGAAAATCTGAGTTGGTGCGGTGTGGGGATGAGTGCATATTATACGTTTACACCAACGGACCAAGACGTGGCCATACCATCGTAATTGATTCGAGACGCTGCACCCACACCACTGGTAGTTGCTGTGTCAGTGGCGTACGTGTATTTGCATCGAACGGCTGACGAAGCACAACCACCACCACTTTTGCCGATTGCAAATATCCCCCGGGTGCTATTGCCCGCAGCAGAGCCGCCGAATGTCGGTAGAGCGGTAGCTGGTAAACAGGCTTGGCCAATTGATGTGTCGGTGGCGTAGACGTATTTGTTACGATACAAACTTCCGACTCCGCCAGTGCTAGCACACCCTAAGTTAAATATTCCCCGGGTGCCATTGCCCGCGGCGGAGGCCTGATAAGACGCTCGACATGCCGCAGTGGCAGCAACCGATGTGTCGGTGGAGTACGTGTATTTGTTCCGTGTCGTATTATTAGTGTTAACTGTAAATATTCCCTGGGTGCTGTTGCCCACAGCAGCTAAATAAAAACCAGAGGCGGGAACAGAGCACGCTGCGGAGCTTTTTGCGTCGGTGGCGTAGGTATATTTTGCACGCGCACCTTGGTAGCAAACTCCATATACAAATATCCCCCGGGTGCTGTTTCCCGCAGCAGCGCCACCAGTAAAACCATAGCAGAATGTAGTTGCAACAACCGACGTGTTAGTGGCGTACGTGTATTTGTTCGTTTGTCCTGATCCATTCCCTCTTACAAATATCCCCCGGGTGCTGTTGCCGGCAGCCGCACCAACGGAAGTTAGAAAAGTGGAAGCAGTCGCAGAAGATGACGCGCACGTGGCGTAGGTGTATTTGTTACGGCATGTCGTTTGCACATAGCCAGGCATTCCCATCCCCAGTGTAAAAATAGCTATGGTGCCATCGCAAGGGTCTGGTCCGCTGGGGGTGGCGGAAAATCCAAATCCC